AAAGATACTCGTGGACCAGTTGTAGTATTATCTATGAATGTAGATAAGGAAAATGGTATTACATATCAAGGGATGGTAGATGATTGGAGTCAAGAATTGATTGATGAGAATCGTTTAATCGATTTTGAAAATATGATAGATAGTATGTACGGAACAGGAATTTGGGAATGATTAACCTTATTAGTTGTTATGATTTAGAAACTAAAGAATTAAAAAACTTTAAAGTGCCTGAGTCGGTTTATGTCTATGTAAAACAATTAGAGTCTGCTATTGTTTATAGTCCAAACCATATTAAAAGAAAATATTATCCAAGGTTAGGAGAACCTACAGACCACGAATTATTAAAAGAAATTGAAGAGAAGACTATATTGTGGTTAAAAGAACAAAATCATAGACTATAAAACAAGTTGAGAGGAAGCATAATGAGATTTAAGGGAAAGAAACCAATAGCAAGTTATGACGATACGTGGAATTTAGATGCTACGTTATCACCAATCATTGCTGAAGGATTAAAGAAGTTCAAAGAAGTTATTATGAACGACGATAACTGTGCTGGTTATCCATTACAGGTTGTTGATGATGAAATTGAAGATCCAATACAACAACACTCTCAGCCAGGATTAGTACCTGATGATGAACACGGAGTGGCAAGAAATCTTGATTATAATAAGATGGAAGATGAACACTTCAGGAAGTGGGTTAGTGTTATTGATAAAATGATTTATGCCTTTGACTCGGATGAACCTGAAGTACCTGATGGTATCTTTGGGGATTCTACGTATGGTGAACCAGATGAAAATGGTAATAGAGAATGGCATATGAATATCAAAGATCAAGACAAGTATGATAAACATAGAGCAGATGAAGAACAACATTGGAAAGATGTTCAAGAAGGCTTAGAATTATTCGCAAAATATTATAGGAATTTATGGTGGTAGATGAATTGGATCATGATTAGTACAAAAAATGCAAGTCATTTGATGGTTGAACAGAAGCCTGAGATTTGGGTGACTGACTATATCACTATTAAGTTTAAGAATAAAGTATCAATTAGTGATCAAGGAGCTCTTAATATTATCGAACAAGCTGCCGATCTGTTAAGGTTATTAGAAGTGAATAATAAATATGAATGATAAATATAATATGACAAATATGGAATTAGAATATGGAATTAGAATATGAAAGGATGTGAAACCGGAGACATGATGATGGATGTCATTGAGAGACAAGTTCAAGTTATAAAAGACATGAATGGAATGATGGAATGTTTAGAAAAGAGAGTTAATCTCTTAGAAAAGACTTCTGAATTCCAGGACAGAGAATCTCAACGTTATATTACAAGAGAAGAAGTAGAAGAGGGCAATAATAGAATAAAAGCCTTCGTAGAACATATTAATAAAGGAGGTTAGCGTATGGATTCATTTGATTTTGGATTTACTCTCGTTGATGAAGAAGAGCTAGATTCGGTACAAGAAGCGTCGAAAGATGTAGAAGCATCTCGTAACGATCTTGATCACATCCAAGGGAAATTGGATAATCTATATAATGCTATTACACCTCTACTGAACAATCTAAAAGCCAATCCTGAAAAGGAATACATCAAATGGCCTGATCGTGTATCAAAAGTTGAACAGTTTGAAACATTTATTCAACAGATTTATTCAAAATAACTGTTGACCTTTGTTGCGTATGGAGGGATAATATCTGCATACAATTGAGAAAGGAGTTATATTATGACTAGAAACGAAATCCTGAGAGAGCGAGCTGCTCTCCGTCGTGCTACCAAGAGTTCAAATGCTTTTGAAGCCAATCAGCCTGAAAATCTATATATGAGTGATCAAGAGATTTTTGATGCTTGGGAAGATGCTGGGGTACTTGATGCCTATTATTCCACACAAGGAGATCAGTACGATGGCTGGGACTAAACGAAAAAAGAAAGTAAAAGCTCGTCAAAAGTTCGGCCTTGCTGCCGCTCCTATTGATGGTTCGTTCATGGAATTCAAATTGTATGTTCATAGAGAACTCGACACCAAAGAATACGTCGAGATAATTAAGAACTACATCAAGAGAGAATATAGTAAGGACGATGCTAAGGCAATCCTTGCTAATGAATCGTACGAATTCACATATTCACACATTGCTGCTATGGTTTACTGGAAAGCTCTTGGTAATGAGTTTACTGGTATGTATTCCCATGCTGTAGATTTCCTTAAAGAAAGATTCGGGGAATTGCTTGAATCAGGAAGAGAGATCGTAGCTGCTCGTAAGCCAAAGGTTGTATCTATTGTAAAGAGTCCTGCTGAAAGAGCACGTGAAAAGAATATCAAAGAGATTATGCCAGTTCTGTATGCTATAGAAGATAAGTGGAATGAGGGAGACAATAAAGCCACTGTTGATCTATACACAGAAATGAAGATTAAAGAGATCAAGAGACTTGTTGAAATTCAAGCTTGGATTGATGAACACCTATATGATTATGAAGCATTTGTATCTAAAAGTGATGATCAGATAACAGAAGCTTATAATCATCTTGGAATGAGAGCTATCAAAGCTCGAATTAAGACTCTCAAATCGTTTCAGACGGCCGTAGAGTCGATTAAATCATCTAAGAAGGCCACTCGTCGAGTTACGACTACAAAGCGTAGAGGAGCTGACAAACAGGTTGAGAAGATGAAATTCCAAAAGGAAAACAACGAGTATCAACTAACTTCAATAAATCCAATGAGGGTTCCAGGTTCAATGAATCTGTATGTGTTTAATACAAAGACACGACAACTCACTCAATTTGTTTCTGCTAGCAGAGATGGATTGATAGTGTCTGGTTCAACCATTAGAGGGTTTGATAAAGAACTTTCGAGAGTACTAAAACTCAGAAAACCTGCTGACGTTCTTCCTGTCATTATGAAGAAGACCCCAAAGCAGATTGACAAGTTTATAGATCAAATCAAAGCAAACAAGAAAACTCCAAGTGGGAGGATTAATGATCAAACAATTATATTAAGGGTAAAGTAGATGGATGATATAAACAAGAAAGCTTTCTCACGAATGGTAGAGAATTTTGTATTCACACACAGAGGCACATCTTACATGGATGCAATAGTAGAGTTATGTGAACAGAATGAAATTGATCCGAGAGATGCTAAGAAGCTCGTCTCTAAGGATATTATAGAGAGGTTAGAATTCGAAGCAAGAGAGCTGAATCTGTTGATTGGAGGAAACACGTCTCACACTTTACCTGTTGACATTTGATTGAGATTATTGTATAATGGATGGATATGATGCTTATAAGTACTACATGGCTGTCAAGATGCACTTCACTTCTGACAGCTATGATGCTTTCAAATATAATTTTAAGACTCGAGTAACACAAAAGAGTTATTGGGGTCGACACGACAAGTATCAGCTTACGAAAGTTGGAAATAGATTCAATAATCGTGAGGATATTACTAAATACTTTGCGTGTCACTTTATTAATGACATCACTTGGATTGGCGATATGATGAAGAGTGATGAGACATATAACTCTTGCTTGAGGGTTCAAGAGAGTTTAACATATAACTTCAAGCAAGAGTTAGAAGAGATTTCAGATAGATCGTTAGATGAATCCTTGACGGGGACTCCTTATCCAAGGGTCATTACGGACTATATGGAAGGACTGGTTTCATTAGAGACTGTATGCGTTTTAAATAGCCTTACGGGATTTATGAATCAGGATGTATCAGACACAATTTTGTGGCCTGATATTAAAAGCAAGGTGTTGAAGTACCAACCGTTCATCTCATTCGATGAGGATAAGATGAAGAAGGTAGTGTTAGATACCTTATACTAAAATATACTTTAAATATACGGAGAAATACTATATGAGTTTTGCAAACTTAAAAGATAAAGCAATGAATATGGATTCATTGGTAGGCGCTGCCCAGGAAGCTGGGGGCACAAAGAAGAGTTATGTTGATGAGCGTAAGTGGAAACCAACAGTAGATAAGGCTGGTAATGGATATGCAGTTATTCGTTTCTTGCCTGCTGTCGAAGGTGATGAATTGCCTTGGGCAAAGTATTGGGATCATTTCTTTAAAGGGCCAACAGGTCAGTGGTATGTAGAGAAATCTCTAACTACCCTTGGTAAGGACGATCCTCTATCAGAACTAAATTCTAAGCTGTGGAATAATGGAACAGAAGAAGGAAAGGCACAAGCTCGTAAGCAGAAACGAGGTCTTCATTATGTTTCAAACATCTATATTGTTTCAGATCCTGCTAATCCAGAAAACGAAGGAAAGGTATTCCTTTATGAGTATGGCAAGAAGATCTTTGATAAGATTATGGATGCGATGCAACCGCAGTATCAGGATGAAACTCCTATAAACCCATTCGATCTATGGAAGGGGGCAAACTTCAAGTTGAAGATTGCCAAGGTTGCTGGTTATCGTAACTACGACCGATCAGAGTTTGGTCCTGTTGAAGCATTATCTGATGATGATACAAAACTTGAAGCGATCTATAATCAGGAGTACTCCCTTGCAGAGTTTACTGATCCTAGTACTTTCAAGTCTTATGATGAGTTAAAGTTGAAATTGACTCGTGTTCTTGGTGAAGATGGTCAAGTGACATCCACAGCTGAACAGGTTGATCTTGATGAAACAATTGAAGCTGAACCTACTCCTACACCTGCAACCACTAGTGAGGAAGGGGATGATACTATGAGCTACTTCGCTAAACTGGCAGCTGCCGAATAAAAACTCTGTTTATATAAGAGCTAGATAGCAGTTTTTAGGCCCCGAAAGGGGCCTTTTTATATCCCCGGATCCATCTGGTTCCAACCACCATTAGAACCATCAACAGGAGGACTTATTGGAATAGCATACACATTAGTAGTTGATGTATTACTTGTGTTGTTAGAATCCTTAATAACAGTAGCTCCTTTCGAGCTCTCTTTACCATCTCCTTGCACAGAAGGTTGACTTTGAACAACTTTCATATTAGCTGTAGCAGCATCAACACCATCAGCCATACTTCTAGGACGACTTCTACCTCTTGTTCCTGTTACAATAGCACCTGATTCCGCTGAAGGATTTGTATCACCTTCACCCCAATCTGAAGCTGTTATGTCATCAGCAGTTGGTTCTGGGCCTCTTTCAGCTTCAATCTCAGCTATTGCTTCTTCTGCATAAGAGACTAATACTGCCTCTGCTAAAAACGATAATCCTAATGCAACCCATCCTGCAGGACCCCCTGCTGCTAAAAGAGCTCTTAACTTACCATAGTGTCTAAGTTTTATAATATTTTTAGCATTCTTATAAGCAGATGGAGATAAGCTCTTCAAATGTTTCTTTATCCATGACTTAATAACAGATGGACTAGCAGCTTTTTTAGGGTTAGGAGTTGCTGATTTAGTTTTAACTGGTTTATCACCTTCAGGAGTTTTTACATTCTTCTGACTCTTTACCTTATTTTCCCTTGCTTGCTTTTCCTTTGTCTGCTTTTCCTTCTTTTCCCTTGCTTGCTTTTCCTTTTCCTTCTTTTCCTTTTCCCGCTTTTCCTTTGCCTCCTTTTCCTTTTTCTTCTTTTCCTCAGCAGCCTTCTTTTCCCTTGCCTTCTTTTCCTCAGCCTCCTTTCTCTTACGCTCCTGTTCTTTTATACGATCTTGCTTCTTCTTTTCAATCGCCTTTTCCTTTTCAGCTTTTTGTCTTGCCTTCTTTTCAGCTTTTTCTTTAGCTATACGTTCAGCTTCCCTCTTTGCTAAAACTTTTTTTTCAGCACGTGACTTAGCCTTACCCCTTTGTGTATTTCTATGTTTCTTAACACGATCTAAAAGAACCGTAGAACCGAGGAGAGCAGCTCCTCCTTTTAATCCTCCAGATCCCCCTTCAGGAGCTGGTAATGCAGGAGTATGTCCTAATTGCTTATGTCTTTTATCTTCTAATAATTTTAATGCTTTCTTTGCTTCTCTTGCTTTTTCTTTATCAGCAAGAACATTACCTTTCATTAAATCGAGAATATCACCAACATTCTTATCAATGTTCTTTAGGGGATCACATGGATCACAATCTAGGTTAGAACCACCTAGACCCTTAAATCCTTTATCACCATCCATAACAGCAGTAGTAGATCTACCAAATAATTGATACAGCTTTTTCTGATCGTCAGAATCAGAGTACTTGGCAGCTAGTCTATCAAATAATTGAGGACTTAATCCTTGATGACTATACTTAGATCTTTTATCTAATGATGCGTCTCTTAAAGTAGAAAAATCACGATCTTGTTTCTTCTTCCTAGTGATATCATCCCATTCGTTCCTTAATCTTAATACATCATCTTCACTAAACTTCCTCTTACCATCCTTCATCACATTACGAAGACCAGCGATATTAGAAATACCGTGTTCTTTCATAAAGTTCATTTGAGCCATACCAATTGATCTGTGCTTTTTAAGCTGTTCAGTATGTTCTTTAGATGATATTGAAAGTCGTTCCTTCGTACGCTTTACAGAATCCCCAGCCATGAATGAGTGGAGTAGTGATATACGCTTAGATATATCACGGAGGCCTGCTTCTTGTCGAGCAGTTGCTTCTACTAGGTGGTCCCCAGATTTATCAGCAGCTTTTTCAGACTCCTTATCATGTTGTAATCTGTCCATATAGAAGCTCTTGTCTTCTTTGGCAGATTTCATATCATGTCCAACTTGTATCAACTCAACATTTCTTAATTGAGTTACAACTTGGTTTAGATTAATGATATTCTTGTTAAGTTCTTCAAACTTAGATTCAAGAGTGTTTAATGACTTACGACTGCTATCAAGGTTTGATTGCATTCGGCGTTCTGATTCCCTCGCTTTTAGACCCGGCCCTCCTTGATTCAAATTAGTTGTTGTTTGCTTCGGCATTCTTTATGTCCTCATTAATCTGCTTTATAAGTAAGCTCGTGTAAATCTCACGCTCCCAAGGGACCATGTTATCTAGCTCTGTCAAGCTATACTTGTGCTCCTCCATCAATGAGAAATTGAGCCTATAGAAAGACTCAAGGGCCTCATGCGAAAGAGCTAAATAAAAAAATCTAAAATTCCTTCATAATTAAACGTTTGTTTTGTTCCGCATTTACTACAAGTAAACTCATCTTCATAATACACATATGGTGCATCTAGTAAGAAATCAATAATCTTACCAAATTGTTCATTCGTTAGACTTTCTACGAACTTTCTTCTTTCTTCTATAGTAACACCATTAGCATCATAAATCTCATCTCCATAATGAATATATGATAATGCATTAGCTACAGTATTAATTAAAATATCTGTATCATCATCTCCCACATCAGAACCAGATTCAATAGTAGGGAACTTAACCTCTACAACCAATCCTTCTTCAACTTTAATAGATGTATTGGCAGACTTCTCTTTGTTCTTAATTATTGCCTTTCCAATATCAATCTTAATTTGTGTCTCTCCATCACAATCTTCTTCATCACAAAACTTAATGATATCGATTGATTCTCCTACACTCTTGCTTCTTAGTTGAAGGAAAATCCACTCCACATCATATGCTGTTAACTGTCTAACATCTCCATCATAATCAATTAAGCAATTTTCAATCACATTTAATATTGCATCTTGAATCTGATCTCCATCAGTAGACTCTTGCGCAATCATTAAGATCTTTTCTTCTTTTACAAGATAAGGTCTAAATTGTACTTCCTTCCCACTTGAGGGGATTGTTAATCTATACGAAGGTACAGATAACGTTGGTAATGTATTCATAATATTTCTCCATTATGTTTAAAATAATCCACGTGTTGCATCAACAATAGAACTAGCTTGTCCTACCATATCAATTATACCATCCAGAATACCTTGTTGTTGCCAATCATCAAATGACAAGGTTACTGAACATTGTAATAAACTGTTTTCAGATGAGTTTGATAATTCAACTGCATTTACTGCAATAGGGAAAGCATTCAATAGCTTGATACTATATGCAGGAATCATATCATTAGATGTACTTAACTGTTGAATAGTAACATCTGTGACATAATCATTCTTATAATTAACTTTTAGATCCTCTTGATCAATTACCATTTGTTGCCATTGGTCCATATATTTTCTAGCAAAATAATCATTAGTTAGAACAAATGTAAATGTTACTTCATCAACAAGATATGAGTATGGTTTTTTGATCGCTTTGTGGGTGACGAACTGTTCCATTGTAGCAATTCTCTTACCTGGAAGTTGAACACTTTCACAAAGCAAGAACATATCTCTTGGATCATTAATAAATGCCATAGGATCAATTGAACCACCTGATAATAATGATCCACCAATATTAGAAGCAAGCCCTGTAATATCAGTATTAATAAGTCCATTACCCATTGGACCTTTCATCATAGGATGGGTAATGTAAATTGCAAAGCGATTAGCTCTTGCTAATCCTCCACGCTTTCCAATTGTTGATTTTAGTGTATCTATTCCTACTGGGATCATTACCACTTACTCCTACTGTCTTTCCAAACCTTAGTCTTCTTAGCCTTCATAAAGTTCTCTGTTGGAAGGAATATTGCAACATCCCATTCAGAAGCTTCTACCTTCATAATCTTAGAATCTA